GGTAAGTTCAAATGAACTATCTTCAGCTTCGTGACGCCATCCAGAACTACACGGAAAGCTCGGAGACGTCGTTCGTCGCCAGCATCCCCCGGTTTGTGCGTCAGGCTGAGGAGAGGATCGTCCGCTCAGTGATGATCCCGGAGCTTCGCAAGAACGCGACGTCCACGCTGGTGGCGTCAAACCCGTACCTTCAGCGCCCAACGGACTTCCTGTCTGTCTTCTCGCTTGCCGTCATCGACAACAACGGGAACTACAGCTACCTGATCGACAAGGATGTGAACTTCATGAGGGAGGCGTACCCGTCTCCTTCATCGACCGGGATACCCAAGTACTATTCGCAGTTTGATGGCGATGGGTCCGTTTCTGCGCAAGGCAACTTCATTTTGGCCCCCACGCCCGGCGCCAATCTGACCGTCGAGCTTCACTACTACTACGACCCCCCGTCGATTGTGCAGTCCTCGATCTCCGCGCTTGGTACGGTTGCCGGTGGCAGTGGCTACACCCCGGGTCGGTACTGGAATGTGCCGTTGACTGGCGGCTCTGGCTCTGGCGCCACAGCCAACATCACAGTGTCTGGCGCTGGCGTTGTGTCCGCTGTCGATCTCGTTGACCCCGGAGCCCTGTACGTCGCCGGGGATACGCTCGCGGCCAACAACGCCACGCTTGGCGGGGGCTCGCTCTTCTCCATCCCCGTCAATTCTGTGCTGAACACCTCTGGTACGTCTTGGTTCGGCGACAACGCTGAGACGGCTTTGCTCTATGGCTGCCTCATCGAGGCCTACACTTACCTCAAGGGCGACGCGGACTTGATGCAGATGTACACGGCGCGCTATAACGAGGCCATGTCCAATCTCTTCGGGATCGACATCCGCTCGAGCCGCGACGATTACCGCGACGGGCAGTATAAGGTCGGTAGCGCAGCATGATCTCTCAGTCGGCTACATTCAGCATGAGTTCACCTCTGGTGTTCGCCTCTTCGAATGGCGGGCACTCACCTGATGCCATTGCGGAGATGTGCGTCAACAAGCTCATCAGCGTATCCGAGGGGGCTCCCCCGGAGATCAGGGAGCAGGCTCTGGCGCTGAGGGGAAGAATGTTGATGGTTGTCCGCAACTACATTACAATGGCCGTTCAGGAAGACAGGAAGACTGTCTGCAACAAGGTGCGCGAGGCAGGGTTCTCCGATCTCGCTGAACAGCTAAGGAGAATGTGATGGCTTTCACGGGAAACTTCCTCTGCACGTCCTTCAAGCAGGAAATCTTGCAGGCCGTACACAACTTCACGGCCTCGACTGGTGATACGTTCAAGCTGGCGCTCTACGACAACAACGCATCCTTCACCGCCGCGACGACCGCTTACACAGCCAGCAACGAAGTTGGTAACTCTGGCACCTACAGTGCTGGCGGCGGTGCCCTGACGAACATCACTCCGACGACTAGCGGGACGACGGCGTTTCTGGACTTCGCTGATCTCTCGTTCACGTCAGCCACGATCACGGCCCGTGGCGCCCTGATCTACAACGACACCGCCGCTGGCGACCCTTCTGTCTGTGTTCTCGACTTCGGGTCCGATAAGACGTCCACCAATGGAACGTTCACCATCCAGTTTCCCACCGCCGATGCGAGCAACGCCATCATCCGTATCGCGTAGGTGATCAGCCATGACCGTACTCGTCAACCGTGCAAAGATGTCCACGGCTACTACGGGCACGGGCACGATCACGCTCGGGTCAGCAGTAGCTGGGTACCAGACATTCGCCGCCGCAGGTGTGGTGGACACCAATGTCGTTCGCTACGTTATTGAGGACGGGAACAACTGGGAGATCGGCACCGGAACGTACACGTCCTCCGGTACAACCCTGTCCCGCACACCAAGCGAAAGCTCATCCGGCGGCGCTGCAATCACACTGAGCGGCACTGCCGTTGTCTACATTACGGCCATCGCAGCCGACATACTCCAGCCAGACAACAACCTGTCTGACCTAGCTAGCGCATCGACGGCTCGCACAAATCTTGGCCTCGGCACTATAGCCACACAAGACTCGTCTAGCGTCACGATCTCTGGTGGAAGCGTCACGGCCACAATCGACAACTCGACGCTCGAGGCCTACAAAGAGACCATCACGACGGTCGGGACAGTCTCCGCATCAACCTACAACATCGACACCAGCCTCTCGAACATCTTCGACATCACTCTCGGCAACAACGTGACGTTCACCTTCACGAACCCGCCGTCGTCTGGATACTCTAGGCCTGTTGTGGTAGTTCTTCGTCAGGATGGTTCTGGGAACAGGACCGCGACTTTCACCGGGGCTCTGTATACTGAAGGTCAACTTCCCACGCTGTCCACGGGCGCCAATGACATAGACGTCTTGACGTTCTTCACCGTGAACGCGGGGACTTCGTGGTTCGGAACTTTTGCCATGGCCAACGTGTCGTAAGGAAAGGAGAGTGGGATGGCACATAGAGCAAACGTCAGCTTCTACCTGTACACTGGGTTCAACTCGTCGGCGCTCGAGTCCTACGAAGCCTTTCAACACATGAAGGCAAGCGGCATTGAGTTCTCGCACCTGCACTATGCAGACCCGGCTCAGCATGAAATCTGCATCAACTGGGCGAACGAGACCTTCGCGGACACCCCGTACGCTGCCAACGTCACCGCCTTCCCGTTTGTGACCTACGACAAGGCGTTCGACTTCAAGGACGTGCCTCCGCGCGAGACAGTCCTCGTGTACGGTGTGGACGCGATCAAGGCGATTGACTGGGCAGCGCTGGCTAACTTCGAGGGGTAAGCCATGCCCATCGCCACCTCCAGCCTCCTGAGAAGGACAATCGTTCCCGCTGGCTCTGCGACCTTTAACGCAAGTGGCACGTTCACATCACCGTTCGGCGTTCAGGCGGTGTCAGTCGCCGGTAAGGGCGCACCCGGCAATCCCGGAAACCCCGGAACTGGGGGCACAAATGGTACTGCTGGGAATGGCGGTGCGAGAGGCCTAGCTGGGAACCCCGGCAACCCGGGTAGTCCGGGAACAGGAGGCGCAGGCGGCGCTCAGGGTAACGGTGGTACTGCTGGCACCGCTGGCGCGGGGGGCGCCGCGAGTGGAACAAGTGCATTCAACTCCGGCAGTACCACCACATATAACACCCTTGGCACTATTCCGTCTCCCGCTGGGGCGGGGCAGACCGGCACAAGCCGTGGTGGGCCGGGTGGGAGCACAACCGCAAGAACTTTCACTGTCAACATTGTTTCAGTTACTGTTAATATAGATAAGTACGCTGGTGTGGCTGGCGGCGCAGCGGGAAACGGTAACGCCGGAGGCGCAGGAAACCCCGGAGGTGCTGGAAGCCCCGGTGCGGTCGGCCCGAACGGAAACGCTGGCACTGGAAGAAATCTTGGTACTGCCGGGAACCCCGGAAACGCTGGCGCCGCCGGTACCGCGGGCAATAATGGCAGCGTCGGCGCTGCCTCTTCTGTATTTTCCTTGAACTTCGCTGGTGGGGCCGCTGGCTTGGGCGGTAACGCTGGCGCTGCTGGAAACCCCGGGAACCCCGGCAACGCTGGCAACCCGGGAAATAACGGTCCTCGTGGGAATGGCGGTACCGCAGGTGGTACTGGGAACCCCGGTAATGCTGGCTCATCCGGCAACCCCGGCACCGGTGGCGGAGGTGGTGGCGGTAGGGGTGGCGGAAACCACAACATTGTTGGCAGCCCGAGTGGCAGGATAAGCACAACTGGAGCAGTTGGACCCGGTAACGCTGGCACCCCCGGCACAAGCGTATCAGGTGGTGGGAATGGCGGCGCGGGGGCAGCGGGAGGTAGTAGCTCGATCAACCCCTCTGGGGCAGCAGGAAACCCCGGCAACGCTGGAACCGCAGGGGCCAATGGTACCGCAGGCAATACTGGCAACCCCGGAGGCGCTGGCAACCCCGGTACGGCTGGCACCAATGGCAACCCCGGTACGGCGGGAACAGCAGGCACAGGCGCAACAGCCGGGGGACTAGCAACCGGCGGCAGTGCCGCCAACGCAACAAATGCGAACGCTGCAATCATCATGCGGACGGCATATCCCGTGTCGGTCGCCACATCGGGGCAAATCATAGTGAACTGGAACCGTCAGTGACGCATTACATCTTCAAGCCCATGCCATCGCAGGGCTACGGGAACCACCCATTCACGACTTGGGGGGACGCCGCATCGCCCGACGAGATCGAGGCCATCAAGAAGTTAGCCTCCGCTGCCGGTGAGTCGGAGGCGGTCATCGGAGACAATCAAGTATCCGAAGATTATCGTTCCTCAAAAGTCTCTTGGCTGCATTACAACCAGCAAACAGAGTGGATATTCGATAGGATCGCTCACATTGTCGGCAGCATCAACGGGCAGTTCTACGGGTTCGACATTCACGGTCTCTGCGAGGCGCTTCAGTTCACGACATACTACGCCAGTGAGAAGGGCCACTATGACTGGCATCAGGACGCCGGTTCGACCGACATCGCGCCGAGGAAGATGTCTATTGTCATCCAGTTGAGCGACCCAGATGACTACGATGGCGGCGAACTCGAGATTCTGTCGTCAAGGGAGCCGGTACAGGTCGTAAAAAAACGCGGCTTGGCGGCGGTGTTCCCTAGCTTTATGCTCCATCGCGTTACGCCGGTAACGAGGGGGGTGCGGCACTCTCTTGTAGCGTGGATAGCGGGGCCAAAGTTCAGATGACAGTAAAGGCGACGCACGACAACTTCATCGCGGTCTATGATGATGCGTTTTCCAGTGAGTTCTGTGACAGGATGATCGAGTACTTCGAGTGGTCACAGAAGACCAACCGCACCTATGGCAGAGATGAGCAGGAGAGCGTCAAGAAGGACAACTCCTGCAACGTGAACCCCACAGATGCCGTGAGCATCTCGTTTGCGCATCCAAATATCGCTGGGTTCCTCGGTGAGTTCAACGAGACGTTCTGGAATGTCTGCTACGCGGACTACACAAAGACTTACAGTGTCCTTGCTGACTATGAGCGCCATACGGTCTACACATACAAGATTCAGAAGACGGCGCCCGGGGGAGGGTATCATGTGTGGCACAGCGAGGACGGTGGGAAGCTCCACTCAGGCAGGGTCGGGGTCTACATCCTCTACCTCAACGACGTGCAGGAAGGCGGCGAGACAGAATTCTTGTACCTCCACAAACGAGTGTCCCCGAAGAAGGGCAGGCTTGTCGTGTTCCCGCCAAACTTCCCTTGGGCACACAGAGGCAACCCACCACTCTCAGGAACAAAGTACATCATGACTGGGTGGTTGGAGTTTTCCTGATCTTCGTCTATGATGCTGACAGGCGGAGTCCGTAGTCGCCTCGCCAGTGGAGTGACGTAGATGCTGGGCTTCTCGCCTCTTGCTTCCGCACCGCTTGGTGACGACGGCG